TATAATATAAATCAATCAAAAGCAAACTTGGAAAGTTTTTTATAATGAAATATAAACCATATTTTTTGAAAGATGTATATGCTGGAGAGGCATTAAATAAATTTAGAGTTATATCTACATTCGCAGGTGGTGGTGGTTCTTCAACAGGATATAGACTTGCAGGTGGTAAGATACTTGCGATTAATGAATTTGTCGAAGAGGCAAGAAATACTTACAGAGATAATTATCCTAACACACCAATACTTGACGGTGACATAAAAGAACTTACAGGTAAAGACTTTTTAGATTTAACAAAATTAAAAGAAGGTGAATTAGAATTATTAGATGGTAGTCCACCTTGTTCAGCATTTAGTATGTGTGGTACTCTTGCAAGAGAGGGAACTGTACATAGTGATGGGTTTGGAAAAACTAAACAATATTCAGACGGCAAGACTGTGACAAACATCGAAGATTTATTCTTTGAGTTTTTAAGAGTTGCTGAAGTTATTAGACCTAAAACAATTATTGCAGAGAATGTTGAAGGGTTAACAGTTGGTGAAGCAAAACAATACTTTAATAAAATTCAAAATACATTTGAAGATATTGGGTATCAAGTAGTTGCAAAGGTACATGATTGTTCTTACTTTGGTGTTCCACAAAGAAGAAGAAGAGTTTTCTTTATGGCAGTTAGAGACGACATCATGGATAAGGTTGGTTTAAACTTTATGACATTATCATCTTTATTTCCTACACCAAATAAAACAAAAACAACTTTAGAAGGTGCGTTTGACGGATTAGAATATGACAAAGAAGAAGTTGAAATGCTTACTACTAAATGGAAAGAGACAGCATACTACAAACAAACATGTGTATTGATGCCTCGTAATCCAGCAAAGGTTATTACAGGAACAGACTATCATCCTAAAGGTTGGCATTTTAATTTAAAGATTGCTTCAGAGTTTCAACCTAGTCCTACTATTACGGCGATGGGTGCAACAGAAAAAACTGCTGGAGTTTGTCATTGGAATGACGATAGAAAGTTTACTTTGGGAGAACTAAAAAGAGTGACAGCATTACCAGATGATTTTAAACTAACAGGAAAGTGGGCACAAAAAAGTGAAAGATGTGGTCGTATGGTACCTAGTTTAATGATGGCTCATCTTGCAGACTCAATGTATAAAAAGGTATTAAAGAATTTATGACAAGATCACTAAGAAAAATGATTGTAAAAATTAGAATGTTGTGGGCAGATATTAGAGGACACCATGGCAAAGTTTGGGATTATGAACCAGGCGATTACTATATGGGAAATCATAAAGGACATAGAGAACATGAAAAGAATAAGAAGAAAAAATAAATGGTAGACTTTACTTTTGCACATAGAGAAGAAGGTTTTGATAATCACATAGATAAAAGTATTCGTGGGTATCAAGACTTACTAACTGATATTGTATCTTTATCAAGATACTTTGTTGAGCGTGATAGTAATGTATATGATATTGGTTGTTCAACAGGTAAACTAACAGAAGCATTAATTAAAAAGAATGAGGATATTGAAGATGTACATTACCATGGTATAGAAGTTGCTGACGGATTTGTTGGTGATATGAAACATAGAGGTAATCTTTTAAAACAAGAATATCCTAAACAAAAAATTCAATTCCTACATGAAGATGTAAGAGACTCTACAATGTCTAATGCATCATTAATTACTTCAGTGTTTACTTTACAGTTTATGTCAATGAAAGATAGAGCACCAATGATTAAAAAAGTTTATGATGGTTTGAATGAAGGTGGTGCATTTATCTTTGCAGAAAAAACTATTTGTGAAAGTGCGAAGTTTCAAGAAATGATTACTTTTAATTTCTATGATTACAAAAGAAAGTATTTTTCTACTGAAGATATTATGAACAAAGAACAAGTTTTAAGAAATATTATGAAACCGAATACTTGGAAACAAATAGAAGAATATATGTATGATGCAGGTTTCAAGGATGTACAACCATTCTGGCGTAATCATATGTTTGTAGGAGCGATAGCAGTAAAATGAGTAATTTTAATAAAGTAAAAGATTTCATGATTGCATATGATCAAGAGGTATTAGATGAACCATCTTTACCTACTTTTGATGTTGCAAAATTGAGAACAGAGTTAATTAGAGAAGAATATACTGAACTAATTGACGCAATAAATAAAATGGACATCGTTGAAATAGGAGACGCATTAACAGATTTACTATATGTCACATATGGTGCTGGACATGCGATAGGTATTAACCTTGACAAATGTTTTGAAGAAGTGCATAATTCAAACATGTCTAAAATGGGTTCGGATGGAAAAGCAGTAAAGGGGCCAACTGGCAAAGTTATGAAAGGCCCAAATTATAAACCACCTGATTTAAAAAAGGTGATATTAGGAGATAGTAATGGCGAGTGATTTTTTAAAAGATATAATCAAACAAACTGGCAATGAATATGCTGGGATTGTATCAGATGGTGTCGAGTCTGGTGATGTAGAGAATTTTATCGATACAGGAAGTTATATGATGAATGCAATCTTATCAGGTAGTATTCATGGTGGATTGGCAGGTAATAAGATTACTGCGTTGGCAGGTGAGTCTGCAACAGGTAAAACATTTTTCCTAATGGGAATGTGTAAACATTTCTTAGATCAAAACCCAGATGGTGGTGTTATATTTTTTGAATCAGAAAGTGCAATTACTAAATCTATGGTAGAGACTAGAGGAATTGATTCAAAGAGAATGGTTATAATGCCAGTTGCAACTGTACAAGAATTTAGAACTCAAGCATTAAAAGTTTTAGAAACATATCAACAAACACCAGAGGCAGATAGAAAACCTATGTTTATGTGTTTGGATTCTCTTGGAATGTTATCAACTACAAAAGAAGTAGAAGATACTGCTGAGGGAAAAGAAACTAGAGATATGACAAGGGCGCAAGTATTAAAGGCTGCGTTTAGAGTATTAACTTTAAAACTTGGTAAAGCAAAAGTCCCTATGGTAGTGACTAATCATACTTATGATGTTGTTGGTTCATATATTCCAATGAAAGAAATGGGTGGTGGAAGTGGATTGAAATATGCAGCTTCTTCTATTGTATATCTTTCTAAGAAAAAAGAAAAAGACGGAACAGAGGTCGTAGGAAATATTGTTAAGATTAAAAATCAAAAGTCTAGATTAACAAAAGAAAATTCTATATGTGAAGTTAGACTTACATATGATAAAGGTCTTGATAGATACTATGGTCTATTATCACTTGCAGAGAAATATAATATCTTCAAGAAAGTATCTACAAAATACGAACTACCAGATGGTAAAAAAATGTTTGGTAAAACAATTAATGACAACCCAGAAACATATTTTACAGATGAGGTTTTAGAAAAACTAGACATCGCTGCAAAGAAAGAATTTATGTATGGGAATGAAGAGGAAAGTCAATAATGGAAAAAGATAATTTAATTCGTGTATTTCCAAATGCATTCTCAGCTGAGTTTTGTGATGCGTTGGTTAAAAAGTTTGAAGATGAAAAGACTTCTAATAAAGAACGATACTCAAACACAGGTGTTAACTTTACTCAATTAAATTTTAGAGAAGCAGGTTGGGAAAAAGAACAAAGTGAAATGGTTCATACATTTGTAGAACATGCTAAGAAGTATGCAAAGGCTGTTGGTATTACAAATGAATGGCCTATGAAATATGCGTTGGAAGATATTAGAATGAAAAAATATAATCCAAACGATCATGATGAATTTCAAGCACATGTTGATGTAGGTGACAATAGAAACTGTACAAGGTTTTTGGTATTTTTCGTTTATCTAAGTGATAATGAAAAAGGTGGTACTACATTTCCAAAATTAAACTTTAAAGCAAAATGCAAAAAAGGTGATATGTTAATGTTTCCGCCTATGTGGACACATGTACATGCTGGAGAAAAACCAATTGATAACCCAAAATATATGGTAGGAAGTTATTTACATTATGTCGGAGCGGAAGTATAGTTATATAGAAACTGCAAAACACCCAGAACAAACTTGTATAGGAATTAACGAAGGCAAGTTTGCAGGTGTAGTTTACAAATACGGTAAAGTCACACCCATTGAAACAAATGGGAAGTTGACAATGCAATTCGAATATGATATTGTAGAAAATAATGCTATCCCTAGAGAACAATTTGGGGATGAGTTTTTTAAATTAATTGGCGATATACTAATGGAAATCATTGATGAAAAATATAGAAAAGACGATACTAGCAAATCTAATTAGCAACGAACAATACGCAAGAAAAGTATTACCGTTTATTAGACCAGAATACTTTCAAGACAATAATGAAAAGATTGTCTTTGATGAGATTAGTAAGTTTGCAATTAAATATTCTAAACTTCCTACATCTATATCATTGCAAGTAGAACTTGATAATAGAAAAGATTTAAACGAACAAACATATAAAGATATTACATCTTTAGTTGAAACTCTACAAGCAGAACCTGTAGATGATCAATGGTTGTTAGATACTACTGAAACATTTTGTAAAGACAAAGCAGTTTACAATGCAGTTGTAGATGGTATCTCTATTATTGAAGGTAGAGATAAGAAAAGAAAACCAGATGCTCTTCCTAGTTTATTAACAGACGCATTAGCAGTATCATTTGACAATAGAGTTGGTCATGATTACTTTAAAGATGCAGAGGCTAGATTTGAATACTATCATAAAAAAGAAAAACGTATTCCATTTGACTTAGAATTTTTTAATAAGATTACAAAAGGTGGTCTTCCTCAAAAGACTTTAAATATTGCTCTTGCAGGTACAGGTGTTGGTAAATCTTTGTTTATGTGTCACATGGCTGCAAACTGTTTAAATCAAGGAAGAAATGTACTTTACATTACACTTGAAATGGCAGAGGAACGTATCGCAGAAAGAATAGATGCAAACTTAATGAATGTATCTATGGATGATCTTCATGATCTTCCTAAGAAAATGTATGAGGATAAAATGGAGCGTGTTAATGGTAAGACAAAAGGTACACTTATTATTAAAGAATATCCTACTGCATCAGCACATACAAATCATTTCAGAGCATTGATACAAGAATTAGCGATTAAGAAAAGTTTTAAACCAGATATTATATTTGTAGATTATTTAAACATTTGTGCTTCGTCTAGATTTAGAGGTGGAACAAATATTAATTCCTACACTATGATTAAGTCTATTGCAGAGGAACTAAGAGGACTTGCAGTAGAAAATAATCTACCTATTTTATCAGCAACACAGACAACAAGAAGTGGTTATGGTTCAACGGATATTGGATTAGAAGATACATCTGAATCATTTGGATTACCTGCTACTGCTGACTTTATGTTTGCTTTAATTTCAACCGAAGAAATGGAAGAACTAAATCAGATAACTGTAAAACAACTAAAGAATAGATATAATGACCCTTCTACAAATAAGAGATTTGTTTTAGGAATAGATCGATCTAAGATGAGATTATATGATGTCGAATTAGGTGCTCAAAACGATTTAGTTGATAGTGGGCAAGAAGCAGAGGATGTCGCATTGTTTGATAAAACGCAAGGAGGTAGATATGACAAATTCAGTAAAATCAAAGTTTAGAAGATTCGAAGTGAGAATGGACGATACTAATATAAAGTATCCTTACATTGTCGTTGATACTAAGTTTAAAGATGTAATTATCTCAAATTTTAAGTTTGAGGATGATGCTGAACACCTTTGTAAGTTTCAAAACAAAAATTGCACATTCGGAAACTTCGAGTTTCCAAAATTCATCAGGCGTTATAATACATAAATATATGTAAAGTATAATTGTAAATGGAGTTATTGAATGTCAATACAAAAATATGTACAACAAGTACGAAGAAGACAGTCAAGTTATAGACCACTAATAGAAAAGGTACAAGAAATTGTAGAGGAAGCTATGAATCTTCCTGTCGATATTTTTCGTGGTTTAGAGTATGGAAAATCAGAAAAACTATCTTCATCTAAAAGGGATGTAATCGTTGTTCGTTCAGAGGACAGAGAAAACGACAGAGACGAAATTCTAAGAAATCTAAGACAGGCTGGAGTACAAGCAGAATTAGGTTCATCTAATTCTTCAGTAGACCCTATCGATGGTATATACGAAGGTAGACCATTTAGAATATTTGTTAAACCTGCATCAGGTGGTATGGGTGAGACTACTTTAAATGCTTCAATAACAGAATTATTTCCATTAATCGCTTTCGAAAAAAATTTTAAACCAAAAGATGCAAAATCTTTTCATGAGTTTTTATTAGGTATTGATATTAAATCACTTAAATGTATCATACCAGGAGACGCAGTAAGAGCTCAAGAGATAATTAATAGAGCAGATACCTCAAGTAAATTTGTTATTAAAATGGATAACGCAATCGCAATTCATAAATTTATCATAGATCAAAGTAAAGATAAAAGAATAGTTGCAACAAGGTGGGGTGCAACAAATAAATCTAAACCTCAAGGTGTACCAGGTGGACACCCAGGTGATATATTTTTAATGTATCATGACAAAGCAATATTAGGTGTTAGTTTAAAAGCAGGTGGAAAGAAAACTTCTGAACCTAAACTAAACACTTATGTTAATACTATATTTGCTAACTTTAAACAAGATAGAAAATTAAAAAACATATACTCAAAAGTATATGATAGCACATGGGGTACAATCAAAGGAATGCCACCGTATCCACAACTATTTAAGAACAGAAAAACACAACAAGTTTTAAGAGACTTTGATAAAAAAAATAATAAAAAATATGAAGAACTTTATAATGTTTATCTTGAAATGATGAGACAAGAAATTATTAAACTATTTAATACAAATAAAAAAGCAACTTTGGCTTATATTAAAACAGAAATTTTAAGAGACGCACCAGA